GCCTCTGCAGAAAATGCATTGACAACTCGAAAAAAGTATGCTATAAGCACAGGGTAAGTGCCGAACAAAAGAATATTATATAACATATAAGTGAGATATACAATGAATATATATAACTATGTAGATGATTTACAATTAAGTGTTGGAGAAAGTAAAAGACTTACTTGTCCTAACTGTAATGGGTATAAAACATTTACAGCTACTAACAATATGGGTAGACTGTTATGGAATTGTTATAAATCTACTTGTAAGATTTCAGGCTCAACACGTGTACACTTATCTGTAGATGATATACGTGATGCAATTACAGGTGATGTTCTAGATTTTGATAGAGAAGAATTTGTAATGCCTGAATACGTGGTGTCACATAACTACAGAAAGGAAGTGATGGACTTCTGTGAACTGTGGGATTTGGATTGTGACAAATTGAATCTACACTACGATGTCAAGGACAAGCGAGTTGTATTTCCTGTCGAGCATGGCGATTATATTGTTGATGCAGTTGGTAGGTCAGTAACTAAGTTATTGCCTAAATGGAAAAGATATGGAAAAAGTAGCTTGCCTTTTGTTCATGGATGTGGTAATGTAGCAGTTGTTGTTGAGGATTGTGTTAGTGCATCTGTGGTAGGTAGTGGTGTATTAGTTGGGGTAGCTGTGTTGGGTACATCCTTGGCAGAATCCCACAAGAAGTATCTCTCACGATTCTCAACAGCGATTATAGCACTTGACCCTGATGCCTTGCCTAAGACATTATCATTTGCAAAAGAATTAAGAGGATACGTGAACGAAATAAAAATAATTAGATTGACAGATGACTTAAAATATCGTAATGAATCTGACATGGAAAAACTATTAACCCTAACCCCAAAGGAGTAACAACATGGAACTATCGTTAATAAGAAGTCTTATGGATAAAACATTCTATGATGACCACAGAGGAGCAAAGTGTCCTGATAGGTTGTTTAGTAAGGATGTTCGTAAGATAAAACAGTCTCTCGACAAAGCTATGCATACATACGAGAGAACAGTAACACCTGATGAGATTGAAGCATTGTTCATGTCTAACAATCCATCAATGACTACTGCACAGAAGCAAGCATACTCTGCTCTGTTTGCTAATATCAAGAAGGAGCAACCACTTGGAACAGACATCGCACAAGAAGTATTATCTAAATTGTTTCAGCAAGTTGTTGGCGAGGACATTGCCAATCTTGGGTTTGACTATGTTAATGGTGCTAAATCCTCTCTTGAACCCCTTAGAAATCTTCTTGAGATGTATGGGGATGATTTTACACCTAACCTTAACATAGAGTGGGATGACATCTCTATCGAGACATTACTAGCTAAGAATGACCTAGAAGCAAGATGGACATTCAACATACCTAGCCTGACACGTAAGGTAGATGGCATCAACGCAGGTCACTTGATTGAGATAGGTGCGAGACCCAATACAGGCAAGACATCTTTCCATGCATCATTGATTGCAAGTCCAGGCGGTTTTGCACATCAAGGTGCTAAGTGTGTTATCCTATGTAACGAAGAAGGTTATCACAGAGTTGGTGCAAGATACTTGACGGCTGCCACAGGCATGACTGTTCACGATGTCAAGAATAATCCTAGTGAAGCACAAGCAAGATACAAGCCTGTCTTTGATAACATAAAGATACGTGATGCATCTGATAGAGACATGGCTTGGGTCGAGAGTGTGTGTAAGGCATATCAACCTGACATACTCGTACTAGACATGGGAGATAAATTTGCAAGGACAGGTGGGTTTGCTAGGCAAGATGAAGCACTCAAGGCTAATGCTATACATGCTAGACAGATAGCTAAATCATACAATTGTGCAGTTCTTTACATGTCACAGCTATCTGCTGAAGCCGAAGGTAAGATTATATTGAACCAATCCATGATGGAAGGCTCACGTACAGGTAAAGCTGCTGAAGCTGACTTGATGATACTGATAGCTAAGAACCCACAAGTAGAAGGACAAGACGAAGAAGATATACAGAGACATCTTAATGTAGTTAAGAATAAGTTATCAGGTTGGCATGGCTCAGTTCATTGTGAACTTGATTATAGGACAGCGAGGTATACAGCATGAAGCTGACGTTAGACGTAGAGAATACTGTCACACATAGGGGTGGCAAGCTACATCTAGACCCATTCGAGGAGAATAACAAACTCGTTATGGTTGGATGTTTGACTGATACAGGCAAGGAGTATTTGTTTAGAGATGACTTCACAGGTGTGCAGGAATTACTAGACGAAGCTACAATCTTGATTGGTCACAACATTGTCCATGACCTATTGTGGTTGTGGGAATGTGGATTCAAATATGATGGTCCTGTCTTTGATACAATGCTTGGTGAATACATCTTGCAACGTGGACAGAAAGAACCGTTATCATTAGAAGCATGTGCTATCAGGCATGACTTGGATACAAAGAAGCAGGATACAATGAAGGAGTACTTCAAGAATAATGTATCTGTGGATGAGATACCACCACAAGAGTTGTCTGATTATCTGTCTGCTGACTTGAAAGCTACACAACAGTTAAGTGATTCTATCTACAGAAGACTTAATACAGTAGAGAATGCTAGTCTGATGGAGACTGTTATCTTTACTAACCAAGTAGCTATCTCATTAGCTAAGATATATCAACGTGGGTTTACAGTTGACAAGAATGCCTTAGATTCAGTACGTGTTCAATTTGAACAAGAGAAACAAGATATAGAAAGGAGACTAAACAAACAAGTAAAGGAACTTATGGGTGATACACCTATTAACTTAAACAGTCCTGAGCAAATGTCTTGGGTTATATACAGTAGGAAGCCTATTGACAAGGCATTGTGGGCAAATAACTTTACACCATACATGGATGCCACAGACTACAGACAAATGGTAGCTACTAAGTCTACTATAGTTTATAGAACAAAGGCAGAGCAGTGTAATGATTGTTCAGGTGCAGGACACATTAGAAAGGTAAGGAAAGATGGAACACCTTTTGCTAGACCTACCAGATGTAGTGCTTGTGACTCTAGTGGCTACCTATTTGTGCCTGACAAGCATGTGGTAGGCGGACTCAAGTTTAATGCACCTAATGCTAAGTGGGTTAGTGCCAATGGTTTTAGTGTCAACAAGACTAATCTAGGTACGTTATATACAATGGCTAAACACAAGAATATGACTAATGCTATGAACTTTTTGTCAGACTTGCAGAGACTATCAGCATTAGATACTTACTTATCTTCTTTTGTTGAAGGCATACAAACACACATCAAGCCTGATGGCAAGTTGCATGTAAGACTACTACAACATAGAACTGCTACAGGCAGGTTTAGTGGTGCTGACCCTAACATGCAGAACATGCCTAGGGGTGGTACATTTCCTGTAAAGAAGGTATTCGTATCACGTTGGAAAGGTGGCAAGATACTTGAAGCTGACTTTGCACAGCTAGAGTTTCGAGCTGCCGCATTTTTATCACAAGACCAAACTGCTATGAAGGAGATAGAAGATGGATTTGATGTTCACAGTTATACTGCTCGTGTTATTAGTGATGCTGGTGAGAAGACTTCTAGGCAAGAAGCAAAAGCACATACCTTTGCACCACTCTACGGAGCAACAGGATTTGGAAGGACACCTTCTCAGGCTACATATTATAAACACTTCACGGACAAGTACAAAGGAATCGCACTATGGCACACCAAATTGGCTAAAGAAGTTATGACCACAGGTAAGATAAGGATACCTTCAGGTCGAGAGTTTGCCTTCCCTGATGCCAAGAGATACTCAAGTGGTAAGATAACGCACTTCACGCAGGTTAAGAATTATCCTGTGCAAAGTTTTGCTACTGCTGATATAGTTCCTCTTGTGCTGATGCACATAGATAAGCTAATGTCTTCATTACAATCTTGTGTTGTCAATAGTGTACATGATTCCATAGTGATTGATGTTCATCCCGATGAAGAGCATCAAGTATTATCTGTCTTAAAGTCAGCTAATGAACAACTACTAAGTGTTATTAATACTAAGTTTAATATAGATTTTAATGTTCCATTATTACTAGAAGCAAAAATAGGTAAAAATTGGCTTGACACTAAAGACGTTTTGTGATATAACAATAAAACTTTCAATAAAGGAGAAAATGTAAATGAGTGATTTAGTAACTATTGATACTACAAATTATGCCGCAATGGCAAAGGCTATGGGCATAGCAGGAGAGAATACTTCTACCGATAAGAAGTCTAATACTTTACCTAGACTTAAGATAAACCATTCACCCATTATGGGAGAAGAAGAGATTAAAGGTAAGATGACTAAAGTAGAAGTAGTTGAAGGTGGTACATACAAGTTGGACATACCTGATGACAAGGCTGTGTATTCAACTTCAGCTACCATAAGACCTTTTCTACAGCGATTTATGTACAAAAGGTTTCTTAAGAATATGAATGCGAAGCCAGGTGAGCCTATGGGTACGTATCATAAAACTCTTATGGCAGATAATCTCAATATAGACCTGAAAGATAATCAAGGTGGGTTTAATTGTGGTAAGCCATCAGGGTATATTCAAGACTTCAAATCATTACCTGAGAAGACACAGGAACTTATTAAGCAGATAAAAAGAGTTCGTGTTGTATTTGGTCTAGTCGACTTAATTAATCCTGTAGACGAAAAGGGCAATGGAGTTGAGATAGATAGTCAACCATTTATATGGGAGATTGATAATAGGGATGCCTTCAAGATAATGGCTATGCCTTTTACTAAGCTATCTCAAATGAAGAGACTACCTGTTCAGCATAATGTGACACTTGGTACAGAGGAGAGAAAGTTACCAAATGGTAATTGTTTTTATCTTCCTACTGCAAGTTTAGATATGTCTAAGACTATTGATTTATCTAGCACAGACCAAGAAATGTTTGCTAACTTCTTATCTTGGGTAGAAAACTACAATAGCTATATCATCAGTGAATGGGATTCTAAGGCGAATCATCACGATGAAGAAGATAACTCTGTAGTTAATGACTTCATTGATATCGAAGAAGAGTTAGCCTAATGCAACACCGTGGTGAATTGGCGATTAGTCAGTACTTAGAAAATGCTTCTAAGGGCTTGACATCAATGAGTAATGAGACTATCAATCGTGTAGGCGAAGAAATAAAGGAAGCACTCAAACGTCAGTTTGCAGGTGGTAATAAGAGAGATGGGTTTAAGTTGCGTATGTCTAATATTGGCAGACCTTCCTGTCAGTTATGGTTTGAGAAGAACAAACCTGAGACTGCGTTACCTAGACCCACTACGTTTGTTATGAACATGATGATTGGCGATATAGTTGAGTCTGTATTTAAGGCATTACTAACTGAAGCTAAAGTATCATACAAAGATAGTGACACTGTATCCCTTGACATTGACGAAAAAACTACTATATCAGGTTCATATGATTTAGTTGTTGATGATGCAGTTGATGATATCAAGTCTGCGTCTGATTGGTCTTACAGGCATAAGTTTGATTCATATGAGTCGTTAGCATCAGGAGATAGCTTTGGCTATGTCGGACAGCTTGCAGGTTATGCAAAAGCATCAGGCTACAAAGCAGGTGGTTGGTGGGTTGTAAATAAAGCCAATGGTCAGTTTAAATATGTTCCTGCTAATATTGATATGGATGAAGAGCTTACTAAAATAAAAAAGAACATCCAAGCAGTTGAATCGGAAAAGCTAGTACGGTGCTTTGAACCTGAACCTGAAACCTTTAGAGGTAAACCTACAGGTAATATGGTACTAAATAAAAACTGTACATTTTGTTCATATAGACAATCTTGTTGGGAAACTCTTAGAGAATTACCTGCACAGAT